AAATATGTAAGTGGTACAGGATCTAGTGTTGCATTTACAGGTGGTGATACATCTTCTAAAATAGTTTATGGTACAGGGTCAGGATCTAATCCAAACATTATTGATTTAGGATTTGTTACTACTGCTGGTACTCAAACTTTAACAAATAAAACACTGACTTCTCCTAAAATTGGAACTTCAATTTTAGACACAAATGGCAATGAATTATTTCTATTGACTGCTACAAGTTCCGCAATTAATGAGCTGACATTTGCTAATGCGGCTGCTGGAAATGCACCTGCTTTTACGGCATCTGGAGGAGATAGTAATATAAACATTAATTTAGTGCCAAAAGGAACCGGTGTAGTTCAACAAAATGGTGCAACATTAGCAACAATGGGAAAAGCTATTGCAATGGCATTAGTTTTCGGATAAAAGATTAACAGGAGAAAATAAATTATGGCAGCACCAAATCTAGTAAACGTATCAACGATAACAGCTAAATCTGTTCAAGCGGCTTTAACTACAACTTTAACAACTGAAATCCTTGCAAACGCATCATCTTCAGGAAAAGTATATAAAGTTAATAATATTTTAGTAGCAAACATTGATGGATCAAGTTCAGCAGATGCATCTGTGTTTATAACTAAATCAGGAGGATCACCTATTGCGGTTGCAAGTACTATTGCAACTCCAGCTGATTCAACTTTAGTTGTAGTCGATAAAAACACTTCTATTTATTTAGAAGAAGGCGATAATATTGAAGCAGGCGCTAGCGCAAATAGCGATTTAGTTATTACTATAAATTACGAAGAGTTAAGTTAATCGGGGGTTTAAAAGCTATGGCTTATAAACGATTTGCCCATTTAGACAACAACAACGTTGTAGTTAATGTAATTCTAGGTAGTGATGAAGGAATTAGTACTGAACAAAAAATGGCAGACCATTTAAATATAAATGTTTCTCTTGTTAAAGAATATAGTTTAGATGGTTCTCATCTAAGTAGAACAACACCAGCTAGAGGTGGAACATTTGAAAGTAGTTCGGGTTCTAATGGTAAATTTAAAGATCCACAACCTAATCCAAGTTGGACATTTAATAATACTTCATGGGAATGGGAAGCCCCTGTAACTAAACCTACAGATTTTGATGAAACATATAATTATTGGTGGAACGAGTCTGAATTAAGATGGGAAGGACTTAAAGTAGATGGTGCTCCAAATTATAATCCTACTGAAGATCCTATCGTTCATTACAGATATCTTCCAGATACTAACTCATGGGAGGCTTTATAATGCCAGGTGGAACTACTAAATATTATTACAACAATGGTGGAGTTTTAGGACCAGTTAATAATCCCGTAACTCCAGAAACAATCGCTACATTTACATCAAGTGGAACTTATAGTCCAGCAACTACATCAGGAGTAGAAGTATTGCTTGTTGGAGCAGGTGGTGGTGGCGGTGGAAACCGAGGAGCAGGAGGAGGAGCAGGCGGAGTAATGTATGCATCTTCAACTACTGTTCCAGGAAGTGATGTATCTGTTACAATTGGAAGTAGTGGAACAGGAAGCGGTGGAACTCCGGGAAACACTGGAGGAGACACAACATTTGATTCAATTAACGCTGAAGGAGGCGGAGGTGGTGGAAGATTTGGAGGTCACTACGCAGGCTTACCAGGAGGTTCTGGAGGAGGAGCCGGGCATGCCATGGGCGGTGGCGGAGGAGGGTCAGGAACTCAATCTCCAAATGGAGATTATACAGGATATGGAAATAGTGGTGGACCAGGAGGAGAGCCTTCAGGAGGCGGCGGAGGAGCCGGCGGCGGAGGCGGAACAGGAGGAGGATCTGGAAAAGCATATGATATAGCTTCACCGACAACATCCCCTTCAAACGTACATTATGGCGGCGGCGGAGGCGGCGGTTATTCTAGTAGTGGAGGAAATGGTGGCGGAGCTCAAGGAAGTACTTCGGTTGGAGGCGGAGGAGGTTCTCACGGATCGGCTAGAAGTGCGAATGGTAATGGTCAAGATGGATATGCAGTTATTAAAGAACCTGAAGTTGCAAAACCAAATGGAGTGTGGAGACTTTCTGAAGTTTATGAATATGTAAAAGATGGGGAGTGGGTATAAAATACAATAAGTAAATTTGATCTAGATCAAATCTTTTAAATAAAATTGAATTAAAGAAAGAATTAATGAAATTAGTTACCAACAGTTCTAAACCAAAGCCAAGTATATTGGTTTGTAAAGATTGGTATAGTGATTTACAAGAAGAAAATATTTGGAAAGAATTAAATTTTTATAATGACCCAGATAAATTTATTCCTGCAGAAACAACTATAGCAATTGATGAAAATGGGAATTCTAAAGGAGAACATTTTAGAATTCATTTAGATAGGGTATATCAAAAAAATAACAGACATTTTTCAAATATACTTAAATATTATTTAAAAATACAACATCCAAATTTTTCACAAGCAATTAAAAATATAAGTCCTTCATATTGGCGAACTTTTAATAATTCTAACTGGACATATTCAATGGTATCTTACTATGAAAATAGTCATAACTATCAATCTCATTTTGATTCTTTTGCTTGGACAATTTTAATATGGTTTTTTAAAGAACCTAAATCTTTTAGTGGAGGAGATTTATATTTCCCTGATTATAAAACAACAGTAAAGTGTGAACACAATATGTTATGTGCTTTTCCCTCATATTATTTACATGAAGTTAATCCTGTAAACTTACCCATAGATAAAAGAGATAAAGGCCTTGGAAGATATACTATAACTCATTTTTTACATTATAGAGATGAGGCAAATCAAAGATTATATGGAGAAAATGCAGAACGTTAAAATCATAGATAATGTATTGTCTAAAAGTGTCTTAGAACACGCTTATGTTTCTATTATTAATGATAACGTTTGGAATTTAACTATGAATAAAGATGCTAATTCTTTTTCTCTAGCCGGAAGTATTTTATATGATAAACAATTAAATATTTCAAGAATAAGTAATTCTACTACAATCTCTCTATTAATTTATATGTCTATAAAAGATAGGGTAAATTTTTTAGGTCAAGATATTCAAAGAATTCATTTAGGTGCAAAAGCTCCTCTACAAGATGATATTTTACACAAGGATGAAATATTAAATGAATGTTACACAATATTGTTTTACTTAAATCCAACATGGAAAAGTGAATGGGGTGGAGAAACTATCGTGGGAGATGAGGTTATAGACTACAAATCAAACAGAGCTATTATATATGAAGCTGCTACATTACATGCAGGTAAAGCTCCTAAATATCCTGAATTTAGAACCTACATAAATTACGTTGTAAAAAAATGAATTTAAATAACTATTGGTATTATTATAGGAAAGGATTTCCCAAAGAATTATGTAATGAAATTATTAAATATGCATTAGGTAAAAAGAAAAAAGAAGCAACTACTGCAGACATTAAAACAAAAGAACAGTTAGAAAATCAAAAAATAGTAATAAGAGATAGTAAGATTATATGGCTAAATGAGGAATGGATTTACGACAGTATGAGACCTTTTATAAATTGTGCTAATGAAAAAAGTGGTTGGAATTTTGATGTTGATAGAATAGAAGAATTACAATTTACAATTTATAATGAATTAGATTTCTATAATTGGCACGTAGATCAGAACACCACACCTTATAAGGATGGATATTTAAAAGGAAAAACCAGAAAAATTTCTATGTCTGTATTACTAAATGATCCTAGTGATTTTGAAGGTGGAGAATTACAATTTGATTTAAGAAACAGTTCTCAAGGAGATCCAGTTCTTCATACTATTGATTTAAATGTGCAAGGATCATTGGTTGTGTTTCCTTCTTTTTTATGGCATAGAGTAAAACCAGTTAAGAAAGGAGTTAGATATTCTTTAGTATGTTGGTCTGTAGGAAAGGCTTTTAAATGAAAAAAAATTATCATATTATTAAAAATATAGTTTCAAGAGAACTTTGTGAATTTCTTACAAATTATTCTTTCGTTAGAAGAAAGGCATTAATTGAAATGCAAAAAGAAAATTTAATATCACCTTTTGATAATAGATTTGGAGTCTTTGGTGACCCTCAGGCTCCTAAATCTATTTATTGTATCTATGGTGATCCAGCTTTTGATACCTTATTATTAAAACTACATCCTGTTGTAGAGAAAAAAATAAAAAATAAATTAGTGTTGAATAACTCTTACATGAGAATATATGAAAAAGGTGTTACTTTACATAGACATAAAGATAAGGATAGGTGTAAAGTAAGTCTAACAATAAATTTAGGTGGAAACCGTTGGCCTATTTATTTAGAACCCGATACTAAAAAAGGTAAAGTAAAAAATAATATTTATTATCCAAGTAAATCAAAAGGAATAAAAGTTGAATTATCTCCTGGAGATGCATTGATATATGATGGCGTAGAAATGGAACATTGGAGAGAAAAACTTGAAGGAGATTTTTGTGTGCAAGTTTTTCTTCATTACAGTTTAAAAAATAAGGAAACTATAAAAACTATTTATGATGGTAGAAAGGCATTAGGTTTATGGGCAGCTCTAAAAGATATAAAGTAATAGATAATTTTCTTTCTAAAGAAGAACATCAAAGAATATATGATGTAATGTTAAGTAAAGAATTTCCTTGGTTTTATATGCCAGATATGTCCTTTGAAGAAATTGAATCTAAAAATAATTTATTTTATATGATACATTTATTTTATTATAAAGATAAACCAAACAGTAATTTTTTTGATAGTCTTTCAAATTTATTAAACAAACTAAAAATAAAATCTTTAATTAGAGTAAAAGGAAATTTTTATCCTAACCAAGGAATAAAAGATATTAATGAAATGCATAGAGACTTTTCTTTTAAACATAAAGGTGCTATATATTGTGTAAATACTAATAATGGGGGAACTAAATTAGAAGACGGAACTATTATTGGTAGTGTGGCTAATAGATTGTTATTATTTGATCCAAGCACTTTACATGACTCAACTAACTGCACAGATAAAAAAGCAAGAATAAACATTAATATAAATTATTTTTAATATGAAAATTACTATAGTGGGAGCAGGAACAGCTGGATTAATTAACGCTTTGATTTTAAAAAGAAGATTTCCAGATTATGGTATTAGAATTATTAAATCAAAAGATATAGGTATAATAGGTGTAGGAGAATCTTCAACCGAACATTGGAAATCTTTTATTGATTATATGAATTTTGATCGAGTTGAAATGTTTCAACGTACAGATTGTACTTATAAAATGGGAGTTTACTTTAAAAATTGGACACCAGTAGATTATTTACATCATGTATCTGGTTATTTAAATGACATAAGTTTTGGACAATTTAAACCAGGATATGCATATCTTATAAATAAATTTTCTAATTATGAAATGGCTAGAAAATGCTGGCTAAATAATTCTTTAGATAACCAATCTCTTCCAAATCAAATGCATTTTAATACATTTAAATTAAATGAATACTTAACCGATCAGGCGCGTTTTAATAACATTGAAATTATAGAGGATTTAATTCAAGATGTTTTAGTAGATGATAATGGAATAAAAGAATTAAAAGGAGAAAAAGAAACTTATACCTCTGATTTTTATGTAGATTGTACAGGTTTTAAAAGACTTTTAATAAGTAAACTAGGAGCTAAATGGTTACCTTATAATAAACATTTTACACTTAATCATGCAATTGCTTTTCCTACTGAAGACACTCAAGAGTATCCACCATACACTCAATCAATAGCACTAAAAAACGGTTGGATGTGGAGAATACCAGTTTGGGGAAGATGGGGTAACGGATATGTATTTAATGATAATTTTATAAATGCAGATGAAGCTAAAAAAGAAGTAGAGGATTATCTTGGGCATTCTATTGAGATAGGAAAAGACATAAAATTTGAAAGTGGAAGGTTAGACAAATTTTGGATTAAAAATTGCACAGCAGTAGGTTTATCTTCTAGTTTCTTTGAACCATTGGAAGCAACCGCTATTGCTACATCAATTCAACAATCTTTTATATTAATGCATAATTTACATTCTTATAATAAGAACACCATAGATAAGTATAATAATGAAATGAATAATATTCATCAAAATGTATGTGATTTTGTTTTCTTAAGTTATATGAACAAAAGAAATGATACTGATTTTTGGAGGATGTGTCAGACTTTGAATGTTCCAGATACTTTAAAAAATAATTTGGAATTATGGAAAAATAGGCTTCCAATTTTATCTGATTTTAATGGTGAATATAATATATTTTATCAATCTAATTTTATTATAAAACTACATGGTTTAAATATGATTGATAAAGAAGTTATTAAAAAACAATTTGAAAGCTATGATGAAAAATTAAAAAAAGAAATACAAATTCAAATGGAATTACATTTAAAACAAATAGAAAACGCATCTGTTTATAAACATAAAAAATTAATAAATAAAATTAGGGAGAATAAAATTCCTTTTGGATGGTCAATTTAAAATGAAAAAGATAATTAATCCGTTATCTTATTTTATATATACCGTGCCAGATCATAAATTACACAAAAAAAATATTTTAAAATTAATTGAAAAGATAAAACCACTTTCAAAAGGTATGGAGGATAATTCAAATTATATAAATCATACAGATTGGAATTTACCTAAAGAAACAAAAAGAGAATACTTAGATTATTTTTATGAAAACATAATGTCTACATACGCAGATTGGTTTATTAAAGAATATAAATTAAATAAATATTTAGTTAATAATGCATGGTATCAACAATATAATAAAAATAATTTTCATAATTATCATACTCATGAAAACACTAATTTTACTAACGTATATTTTCTTGAACTTCCTAAAAAAGAAATGGCTACAGAAATAAAAAATTTAGATCATCAAATAGTTAATCTAAATGTTAAAGAGGGTCAGATAATAAGTTTCCCTGGTTTTATTTTACATAGGTCTAAAATAATTAAAAATAATTTAACAAAAACTATCATATCTTTTAATTCTAACTTTGTAAGGAGCTAATGATTATAAAAAAAATACCTGTTTTTCCCACTTTAATTTTAAATGTATCTAACTTTATAGATGGAAAAAAATGTAGAGAAATATATGATATATTAATTAAAAAAGAAGCTAAGAATCTTCATAAAAAAAATAAATCATTTGATGATAAATCAACTACCACACACAGTTACTCATCTAACATTTTATCTAAAATAGACAAAGATATTAAAATAAAAATTCACGAGTTGGTAAAAAAATATAGTCAAGACTCAGGTATGATAATTGAAAATTTAATTTCTAATTCTTGGTTTAACATACAAGATAAAAACAGTATTTTAAAAGAACACACTCATCCCCGAACTGTAATTGCTGGAGCTTTATATATTAATGTCGGAAAAAATTGTAGTCCTATTTGTTTTCAAAATCCTAATCCCCATATCATATATACTGATGTAGAAAAATCTACAGAATATTCTTTTGGTTGGATAAAATTTTATCCAAAAAATGGTGATCTATATTTGTGGCCTGCGTGGTTAACTCATGGTTCTTTTAATGAAAAAAATATGTATGAAAATAGAACAGTTATTAGTTTTAATGTAAATTAATTATATTTATTACTACCAAAATAATAAAAAGCATATATAATGGCTAAACTATGCTACAAAAGATAGGATTTTTACCTGGATTTAATAAACAAATAACTCCAACCGGAGCAGAAGCTCAATGGATTTCAGGGGAGAATGTTCGTTTTAGATACGGTACGCCGGAAAAAATAGGCGGTTGGAAATCATTAGGTGAAGACAAATTAACTGGTGCGACACGTGCTATTCATCAAATGGTAAATAAGGACGGTGTTAAATACTCTCTTCTAGGTACTAATAGAATTTTATATGTTTATTCTGGAGGAGTTTACTATGATATTCATCCTTTAGTTAATCCATCAGGAACAGCTATTACAAGTGCTTTTACTACTACTAATAATGATACAACTGTTACATTAACTTTTTCATCTGCACATAACTTTGTAGCAGGGGATATAATTTTATTTGGTGATAGTTCTACATTTAGTTCTATCACTGATTCTGTTTTTGATTCTACAACTTTTTGCGATAAAAAATTTATGGTGCTATCTGTACCAACTACTACTACTCTTACTATTAATGC